GCCGCCAAGCCCGAGCATGCCCATCATAACAGTCATTAAGCTGCCCATGTCAAATGACGGAAGCTCTGGTATTTCGACGCCCGCAGCGGTTACGCCAAACACAATAAACGGCTGCAACACGAAATGATAGGCAAACGCAACGCCGCAAACCCAGCCGATGAATGGACGCCAACCACCCTTGAACACTGATCCAGATGCCGCCTCGGCCCTGTTGATTTCGAGCTGGCCCTTTGCCAGCTCCTGAGCGTGACGCTCAGACATAGTTGCGATCTCGTGGGCGAGTGCCGCCTTCTGATCCTTATCCTCAATGAACTTATCTAAAATGCCCGTCACGGGTCCAATGAGAGCCTGCAACATGGTTAATCCTTTTTCGCTTGATAAGCGTTAGCCCCGAAGAACGCGCCCAAGATTAAGCTGGTCGCCGGGAAGTAGATCGTGGCCATCGATCCGAGGATGTCAGAGGCGGCATCCAATCCGAGATAACTGGAGATAATCACAAAGAACGGATAGCCCAGCATGCCAGCCAACACCCACCATATCATCTTGCGAGACTGGTCGCGCTGGGCGTTGTCATCCTCAATGCGCATGCGTCGATCCTCAAGCATCATCGCCTTCTCTTCCGGGTCGATCACGCCGTTGCCGTTCAAGTCATAGTCGCTCATGGCGGCCTCCTATCTAATTGGATTTTTAACTAGGTCATCAAAAGCCTTCCACAGGTCCTCGATTTCCATGTCATATGTTTCGAGCTTGTCACCAATTCCATCAGTGACAGTTGCGCCCTTCTCAACCGTTGATCGCAGGTCCATGAGTGTGCGCTGCTGCTCAAGAATGTTGGTCATCTGCGTGCTGATTTGCGTGAGCTGAGTGTTCAGCCCAGCCACGTTATTTTGCGTCAGCGTCTGCTCAATGGCTTGTATTCGCGAAGTCGCGTCCAGCACCTCGATTACAGACGCCTCTAATCCATTGAACCTAGAAATCGCGTCATAGCCATACCAAATGCCAGTAGTAAGGCCAGATAAGACAGGCAGAGCAGCAGCAATATACCAGCCTCGAAACGTGAACCCGCCAGCTTTGATTTCCACGTCTTCCATTTACGGCTGGCCATATAGATTTTGAGCATGATCGTATAACTCATCTGCTGTTTTATTGTTTGACGTTGTGTATTGGGTCCATCCAGTACCTTCGCCCTGCTCGCCCCAAGTTATGATATATTCGTTGGTGTCGAACACAAAATCAACCGAGGTGTACTCGCCAATCACAATGTTGTTGTCAGCCACATATGTGTCGATGCTGTTTGTTAGGGCTGCGTTCTGGCTTGCTGCAAAGAACGCGCCAGAGATCTGAGCCATACCGCTGACTGCGCTCAATGCTTGGTTATAGTTGTCAATGTGATCTTGAGTGATCGTGGTGTTTGCTAAAACCTCTTGCAAGGCCAAGCCTTCTGGTCTTGTGTCAGCCGTAGCCGCCATTTCAGACACCACAGACACAGTCATAAGTGCAGCGCTTGCCTCTGCCAGCTCATCAACGCTCATGCCAAGCTCAAGCATCGCGGAGGCATACTCTGCATCAAACAGCTCAGACGCAGTTTCAGCTTCCGAAAAGTCCATAGCCAGCACAAGGTCAACTGACGCCTGATAGTTAGCTAGCATCTCATTAGTTACGATTGCTTCATCCAAACTATTGTTAGCAATGATCTGGCCTGCGCCAGCCATGTCAGTCGCTGCGTAAGCCATCAGAGCTGCCAGCTCCACTTGCTGTTGGATCACTGTCGCTGCGTCCTGAAGGTCGCCCACTTCCGTTGTTTGTTGAGCGTGTACGCCGGAAACGCTCAGAGAGAGTAGGGCGATTGTTGTCAGCCGTTTGAACATTTGGCAGTTCCTTTAAGTCCATTCTGAGAAACGCATCCCAGAAGCTCTGATCTTGAGCGTATCCTACCACATAAATCTCGGGATTTAAACGCATGGCCTCATATGCGTCACGCCCGGTCAAAATGCGAGCCTCGGTCACGCTGTAGATCGGGCAGGGCGTTGATGACATGGCCATTGCCTTGAACACATGGGGCGCGGCGCACATCACTGACAGGCCGCTAATCTGCAAGCCAAGGCCATGCGGCTGCGGTTGACCCATGAGCCTAGCATCCTTGCGTCTATTGCATTCTGGATCTTGTTCCATGTTGCCTTGGGCAATGCCAAATAAGCTGACCTGTATTCCGCTAGTTTTTGGCATGAGGCAGCTGTCTTGTCCACCCGCGCCCATGACAGTCGGCGCAGCGGCCGTTGGTGGGGGCTGTGAACCCGGTGAGCTGCCCGGCCCATTGTAGGTGTTCTGATAAGTCTCGTTGGTGTTATTGCTTTCGACGGAGCTGTTGTTGTTGCCAGTGTTGCTATTGAAGTCGCCTTCAACGCTCCCGTCTTGGGCATAGCATAGAGACCCGAGCAAGATCAGGGATATGGCAGCGCATCTGGTTCGCATTCCACCTCCAGAACATCTCGGACGTTAGCATCGTCACACATAACCCGAAGGCCAGCGTCATGAAAGCCCATCGCAGCCAATGTTTCTGCATTTTTTCTAGCCTCACAATGCTCGTCTCCCATGCAAACTGACGGCAGAACAAGAGGGCTTGGTGCTTTGATCTCTGCGCAGCCGAGCAGTAGAAGCGCTGGGAATAAGCGCATCATTTGCGCTCAATCAACCTGTCTATCTTGGCATCGAGGCCGTCGAGCCGGTGCATTACGCGGTCCATCTGGGCGCTGCTCTCGCTCTTGGTCACATACTCTTCGCGCGTGCGGTTGATGAGTATTTGCAGGCGCGTCACTTCACTGACCCAGCTCTTAACCCAGAAGCCGACCCCAGCAATAACTATGGACAGAAGCCCATTCCACATAACATCCATGTCCATTTGCGTGTCCGTATTCTAGTTTCACCTCACCTTAGCACACCGAAAACAATTTTAAAACATTTCGGCCGGGGGCTTGTGCCCTGACCATTACGCTGTTAACACTGCGTTACAAATGGAGGGCATCATGTCTAGAGACTTAAAGCAAATCGGGCCAAGGATCCGTGAAGATATCGCCTTGGCACTCAAAGAGCACAGCCGCAATACCCGCATGAGCGTGTCGCTGCTCGTCGAGCGAGCGGTCGCCGCAATGCTGGATGAGGCGGGGGTGGATCTTGATTACGATTGGAATTGATCCCGGCTACCGCACCGGCGGAGTTGCGCTGATTGGTGAAGATTGGGCCGAGGTGCACGACCTGCCGGTCTACACGGAAGGCGGCGTCGACGTGATTGCGCTGCTCGACATCATCAACAGCGCCGGCCCTGTGCAGCATATTTGGCTGGAAAAACAACAGGCTATGCCAAAGCAGGGAGTGGTTTCAGTATTCAAGCTGGGGTTTGCCTATGGCCAAATCATCACGACTGCCGCCCTGTCTGGCCACCCGTACAGCGAGGTGCGCCCTGCCAAGTGGAAGTCGAGCATGAATTTGCCAAAGGATAAGGACGCCGCACGCCGTCAGGCGCAGCAATGGTTTCCTGATTTAGCTCTGCGGCTGAAGCGCAAGCGCGACGAGCATCGCGCCGAGAGCCTACTCATAGCGGCGTTTGGGAGAGGAGAGAGATGACTGTAAAATTTGACATGACCAACGAGGAATACCACCTCGACCCGGCGCTCAGCGCCAGCGGGACTAAGACAATCGCCATGCACGATCTGGCGACGTTCAAGTATGCTGAGCGCAAGGAGAGCACCGCATTTGACGTCGGGACGGCGACGCACACGTTTGTGCTGCAACCCGAGCTGTCGGGTGATGTGTGGTGCGGGCCGGAGACGCGGCGCGGCCTCGAGTGGAAGCAGAAGAAGCACGACGCAGACGAGGCGGGCGCGCTGCTACTGACCGAAAGTGATTACAAGCTGGCCGTGGATATGGCGGAGGCTGTGCGCGCAAACAAGGCGGCGGCTGAGCTACTCAGCGGCGACCTTGTTTGCGAGGCCAGCGTGTTTGCAAGGCACGAGGGCACTGGGGTCGACATCCGCTGCCGCCCAGATGGATGGCGCCGGGACATTGGTGCGCTGGTGGATCTCAAGACGACAATCGCCAGCGACCCGTATGGCTTCGCAAAGCAGTGTGCTAACTTTGGTTACCACATACAGGATCAACACTATCGCATGACAATGGAGGCGGCGGGCTTCGAGATCGACCGCTTTGTGTTCATTGCGGTGGAAAAGACAAAACCACACCGTGTCGGTGTGTACGAATTGGACCATGACAGCCTCGTCGAGGGGCGACATGCGTGCCAATACGCCTTCGAGAAATTTGCGAGGGCGTCATCAACGAATGAGTGGGGTTACGATTTTGGGGACTTGAAAACGATCCAAATTCCGCGCTACTCATTTACATTCAGCCAGATCGGCTAGGCAAACATCGTCAAGGAGACACATTATGCCAATTTCATTCGGAAGTTCAGAGGGTTCTGGGAGTTCACTATTTATTCGGGCTAACCTGCCGCAAAATCGCTGGTGGGTGAAGACTGAAGCGGGAGACGAAAACATTGATATGTCGCGCGGGTTCGCGATGGACATCAAAAACGTCACATTCGGCTGGCTGCACATCGACATCGGCGTGCGTGACTGGCAGCCGTGGCCGTCGCCATCCGAGCAGATTGCTCGCCCGTCTGAAAACCACAAGCAGGGGTTCGAGGTGGATTGCTGGCTCAGTGACGGCCGTCAGGCGTCATTCAGCGGCAACTCGTATGGCTTGGGCCAGTTTATTGCTCGAGTGTATAACGAAGCCGAGGCTTCGCCTGACTTCGCATCCAAGATCCCAGTGGTTCAAGTGACCAGCTCCACACCCGTGGTAGTGGGAAAGGGTACTAGCTACGACGTCGGCTTCTCTATCGCCAAAACGTGGATCAACAAGCCGGAGAACGGCGCAAAAGTGGCGGCGCCGGTTGCGGAACCGATCACTGCACCCGCACCGGCACCCGCTCCGGCGTCGGATACAGAGTTCGGCTTCTAAAAACGCTGCCGCCTGCTTCGGCGGGCGGCAACACTTTTTTACGATAGGGGTGGGAAATGAGTGAAAGATATTTTAGCAAAGTAGCGGAGAGCGCAGTGGCCGACGTGGCCAATGCAATCAAGGGAAGCCGCAACGAGATTTTGAACAAGGCCGCGTTTACGCTCGGGAGGCACGCGCACATGGCCCCGTCAAATCTTGATGCGGCGCTGGGCGAGCTACACAGCGCAGCGAAGGCGATGGGTTTACAGGAACACGAGATCCGGGCCACCATTGGATCCGGGTTCAAGCGCGGCGGCGACAATCCGAAGGAGCTAGAAAACTCCGACGCGATGCCGTACACGCCGTCCGAGTTTGACCGCCTGATGGCGCGCTTGGCGGCTAAGGAGGTGCTCGTCCGGGACGACGAGACCCGCGCAGACAAGATGCGCAAGGCGAAGGACATTTGGGAGCGCGGCGTCGCAATTTCGCGTGAGAACATCGACGCCGTGCGCCCGGCTCTACTCTACCTCAACTCGCGGGGTCTGAGGGCCAGCACAGCCTCGCATGCGGCGCGGTTCAACCCGAATATATACGACGGCCCCGCAATCATGTTTCCGGCGCTCGATCCAAGCGGAAATGTGTGCGGTATCCAGAGCGTGCTACTCACGCCCGAGGGCCAGAAGCGCGAGCACAATGGCATCAGCAAATACAGCCGCGGCGTGATCGCCGGCAACGTCATGCGGATCGGCAACGAGCACGACGGCGGCTGCATCATTATGGCGGAGGGTCCAGAGGACGCGATGTCAGTGTATCAGGCGGTCGGCGACGAGGCGACAATCGTCTGCACGTTTGGCAAGGCCGGCATGTCCACATACTCTGTGCCGCGTGCGTCCGACGTGACGATCTGCGCCGACCCGGATCTGGACGTGGACGCGGTGGCCGACGTGCTCCGCGGCGACGGCAGCACTGACGTGCACGTCGTGCGCTTCGACATGCTGGGCGTCGAGGGTGTCAAGGACGCCAACGACTACCTCCGCGAGACGTCCGCCGAAAAATTGCGTGAGGCTCTGGCACTAGCAAAGCCGGTCGCGCAGGTGCAGGCCGAGATCGCGCAGTCTGAGCGCAGCTACCCGACGCCATACGATCCGATCGACCCGGCGAGCATACCGGCGCGTCGCTGGATCTACGGGCAGCACTACATCCGGTCGAACGTCTCTGTCTTGGCCTCGGCAGGCGGCGTGGGCAAGACGTCTATGCAGATCGTCGAGGCGCTGGCAATTTGCACCGGGCGGCCGCTACTCGGTGAGCCCGTGCACGAGCCGTGCAATTGCTGGATAATCAATTTAGAGGATCCACTCGAGGAACTTCAGCGCAGGGTCGCGGCGGCGATGATGCACTACAACGTCACGGCGGACGAAATCAGGGGCAAGCTGTTTCTGGATGCGGGCCGTGACATGAACATCATCTTCGCCAGACAGGACCGCGACGGCATCACCGTCGACGACGCTCTGGTCGACTATCTGACGGCCAAGATTTCGGAGAATGACATTGGGCTGGTCTCGATCGACCCGTGGGTCGCGGCGACTGGCATCAACGAGAACGACAACGTCGCAATGAACGCCGCCGTCGGGGCTGTGCGTTCCGTGTGTGACGTCACAGACTGTGCGGCGTCCCTCGTTCACCACATCCGCAAGGGAAATGGATCTGAGGACGCCGATGTTAATTCAATACGCGGGGCCGGATCTTTACTCGGCGCAGCCCGTGCGGCGCGTGTCATCAACCGCGTGTCGATGGAGGACGCGCTCAAGCTGGGCGTGTCCGAGACTGAGGCGCTAGGAATTTTTAAGGTGGAGGACGGCAAGTCAAACATGGCGCCGCCGGCAGCGAAGGCGTTGTATCGGCGCATGGTCGGCGTGAAGTTGCCAAACGGGGAATATGTTGGGGTCGCGACCGAGTTTGCAATGCCTGACCTATTTGACGGGGTGAGCGCAAAGGACGCCATGAAGGTGCAGCGTGACGTCGGACTGGCAGCGCAGAGCGGTGACTTCATGCGCCAGAACACGCAGGCCAAGAATTGGGTGGGCAATGTGGTGGCGCTGCATCTTGATCTCGATGTGGACAAGAAGCACGAAAAAGCTAAGGTCAACGCAATCGTGAAGAAGTGGATCGAGACCGACGTGCTGCGCATTGAGCGTGAGAAGGACCAGCGGACCGGGCGTGACGTGCCGGTGGTGGTCGTAGGCGAGTGGATCACTGGGGAAGAGGCGGGTCTATGATTAAGGCGTGTGGCTATAAGACGTGTTGCAACTTCTTCACGCTGGGCAGAAAAACTAAATTCTGCTCGACGCGGTGCAACTTAAACGACGGCAGGCTGGCGTGGCAGATCAGAAACGCTGGAAAGTATAAACACATGGAGCGCGTCCGTAAAAAGCGCAAATATCATGAAGACGAAAGCAACAGGCAGAAGTGTATCGAGCGCGCAAGCAAATTTTACCACTCGCTGACACAGGAGCAGCGCAGGCAGCGCAGCCAAGACCAGCGTGACCGCGACGGCGATGCCCACCGAGACTACATGCGAGACTATATGGCACGTCGCGCCACCAGTGACCCAGACTTTAAGTTGAGGGGCGTTATGCGCGCTAGAGTGAGGGCTGCGGTCATACGCGGCGGAGGTGATAAGTCACGCAAGACAATGCAGCTCGTGGGCTGCTCAATTGAGCACCTGATGCAGCACCTTGAGGCGCAATTCACAGATGGCATGACGTGGGATAACCACGGCGAGTGGCACATAGACCACATCAAGCCGTGTGCATCGTTTGACCTGACAGACGAGAAACAGCAACTCAAGTGTTTCAATTACACGAATTTGCAGCCACTGTGGGCCAAGGACAACTTGTCTAAAGGGGCGAGAATACCGTGATGGACGACTTGGATGCGGCATACGAAAAGCTGTTCAGCAGTGACGCGATGGATCGCATACTCACCGTCCTGTGGTCCGAGGATGTCGGGGCGATCAACATCGAGTTCGAGCCGGGCTTCTTGCAGCCGGAAAATTTGGAGGAGCGGAAGCGCCGCACCGAGATACTCGTGAATGCGATGTGGACGATCGAGCGTGCGCTGCTGGTTATGGATGACCAGCTACTGAGGAGCGGCGATGATGACGTGGTGCATTGATGCTTCCACACCCTCCACACTTGGGGTGTGGTGGAGTGTGGGAGGTGTGGAGAATAAGGCCATTTCACTCTCCACACCACCACCCGCTATTGTATAGCGTGGTGTGGTGTGGTGTGTGGCAGTGGTTTCGATTGGGTGTGGTTAACATTAGGGCGATGGGGAGATGATGCATGGCTAAGAAGGTGAGTGGCAAAGCGAAAGCGGGTTACGCTAAGGCGAGAAAGGATAGAGGCACGTTTGAGACTGGCAATCAGACGAAGCCGATCTCACGTCAGGTCGATGGCCAGTTGTTGCCGCTGGACCGTAAGGCGCGGGAGAAGACGCTCAAGTGGGGAGACACACTTCCGTCGCTGGTGTCGCCAGAGTTAGCTGGGCGCTTTGAGGCGGCGTATGACGCGCTGCGGATCAAGATCGAAGAGGATGACGTCGTGGCCGTGCACAAGATCGCCACGCAGCTCATCCGGGCGTGGGACGTGCTCGAGGCGGAGGCAGAGGCTAACGGGCACCAGCCGGTCGGTCGGCACGCCTACTGCATCGAGATCGCGTCTGGCAACATCGTGTGCATTGCGCTGCATGATGCGACCGGAATACGGCGTGAGCATCCCGACTGGTTAGTGTATGATATGGTCGACGCAGCAATCGTGCTGGGGAATAACTTTAGCAGCGAGTTCATTGCGAAGACGCTGGAGCAGTTCCCGGACGCAAAGGTCACGCGGTGTATCGGTCCGGCGAACAGCACGTTCGACGCTGAGCTGGGCGACGAGATACCGTTTTGAGAGGAGAAGTTCAGATGGGTGCAATTGGAGACGCTAAGATAGCCGCGCTGGAAGCGGCAGGCGAGGACGAGATCTTCGGCTTGATCGCGGACGGCATGAATGCGTCCGACATCATCAAGCACTATGACGTGGGCTGGAACCTGTTCCACAAGTGGGTCGCGTCGGCTGAGGGTCGTGCGCAGCGGTATGACGAGGCCAAGCAGATGGCTGGTCACTACTACGCGTCGCAGGCTCAGAAGATTGCCGATCAGACGCACCAGCTCGAGGCGAGCGTGAACAGCGCGAAGCTGGCGGTCGACGTGCTCAAGTGGAAGGCGGCTAAGGCGTCGCCCGAGTATGACACGAGGCAGCGTGATGTCGCGATCAACATCAGCGTAAATGACTTGCACGCGCAGGCAGCAGCTCTGCTCAACGAGGTTGGCGGTGACATCATCGAGGGCGAGATCGTCGAGGATCAGGATGGCGATTGAGCGCGAAAACGCACACCGACGCAGCGAAGCGTGCGCGTGCACGCGTGCAACATCGCGGCGACGAGGTCAAGCAAATGCGCCACAATCGGGCACGCTGACGGGTGTAAATGTGGCAACATTAAGGCAGATGCGGGGCAAAAGCGCTAAGTCGTTGTTATCGTTGCCAACATTATTTAACATAATACGGGTTATGCGTCTTAACTCGATTTCGGGGTCGATTTCGCTACGAAATGCGCGTTTTGACCCCCCCCTTCTTCGCCGCGGCCGGGTGCAAAAGCTCATGACCTAATCACGCACCCGCGCCGAAAAAATTTCACACCACCACGAACAGGAGTGTTAACAAATGAACGCCACAACGCCAATCGACAACCCATTCGTCAAACTGATGCGGCGCTACCGCGACGACCCGGTGCGCTTCTCCCAAGAGGTGATCGGCATCGAGCCGGACGAGTGGCAAGTTGAGCTTTTAGACGCCGTCTCCGCCCCCAAGATCCGCCGCATATCCGTCAGGTCTGGCCACGGTGTCGGCAAGTCGACGGGCGTCGCAATGGCGGCCATCTGGCACGTCTTGATGCGCTACCCGAGCAAGACGGTGGTCACGGCCCCCACCTCCGCGCAGCTCTTTGACGCGTGTTTCGCCGAGATGAAATCCGTGGCCAAGCGGCTCAAGCCCCCGTTTGACAATTTGCTGGAGGTGAAGTCGGACCGCATTGAGCTGAAGAGCGCCCCGGAGAGCACGTTTATCTCGTGCCGGACGTCACGCGCTGAGCAGCCCGAGGCGCTCGCCGGTGTGCACAGCGAGCACGTTCTGCTTCTGGCGGACGAGGCCAGCGGTGTCCCGGAGGCCGTGTTTGAGGCTGCCTCTGGCTCGATGTCAGGTCACAGCGCCACCACGGTGCTCACCGGCAACCCGACGCGTAACACTGGCTTCTTTTACGACACCCACACGCGGCTGCGGGATGACTGGTACACGATGCACGTCTCCTGCGTCGAGAGCCCGCGCGTGTCCGAGGATTTTGTCGACGACATGCGGAAGCGGTACGGTGAGGACAGCCCGGCGTTTCATGTGCGCGTCTTGGGCAATTTCCCGCCATCTGAGGAGGACACGGTGATCCCGGTGTCTCTGATCGAGCACGCGTTTAACAACGAGGTGAAGGTGCACGAGGACACGACTGCGGTTTGGGGCTTGGACGTGGCGCGGCAGGGCGGCGACAGCAGCGTGCTGTGCAAGCGGCAGGGTCCGGTGATCCACCCGCTCACGGTGTGGCGCAACTTGGACCTGATGCAGCTCTCCGGCGCCGTCAAGGCGGAATATGACGCCATGCCCCCGTCCCGGCGCCCCAGCGAGATCATAATCGACAGCAACGGCTTCGGCGCCGGCGTGTTGGACCGATTGCGTGAGTTGGGTCTACCGGCGCGTGGCTTGAACGTGTCGGAGCGCGCGGTGGCGAAGCAGACGTATTTGAACCTGCGCGCGGAGCTGTGGTTTAGGTGTAAGTCGTGGCTCGAGGGTATGGATGTGTCTCTGCCACGCGACGACGCGCTGTATGCGGAGCTGGCGGGTCCGAGGTATATGTTCACGTCGTCGGGCAAGATACAGGTTGAGAGCAAGGAGAGCATGAAAAAGCGCGGCATCCGCTCGCCGGACCGCGCTGATGCTCTGTGCTTAGCTCTGGCCAATGACCACACGACGATGGCGTTTGGCACTGCCTCAGCGGGGTCGTGGGCGAAGCCGCTGAGGCGTGGTATTCGCGGGGTGGTTTAGGCGTTCTCTTGCTTGATCCGCGCCGCGACGTTTCGCTTGGCGGTCTGCACCTCCGCGTAGTTAAGCCCCAGAGCCAGCTCCTTGGCGAGCTGTAGCGCGTCCGACGACTTCTCTTCGGTGTCGGCGGTGATTGCGAGGTACAAGCCCAGCTCGACGGCTTCCCGCGTGTTTTTTGGTGTGTTGTTGTGCATGTCCGTTCTCCTTTGTTTCTGTCTATACTGTTAACCTAATGTTAACGCCTACCCATTACAAGCTATAAAATGCAAAAAACTGGCCTCCCCCACAAATTTTTGTTATCATGCCCTTGTTAGCGGCTACCTCCCACCCGGCCGCTGAGCTTTTGGCTCCCCCGCGCGTCCATCCTCCCATGAGCGCGCGGGGTTACGTTAAAAGTGGTTTGCGTGTATTATGTGGGGAAGGCTGACGAGAGGACGGGGTCACATGGATTTCAAAACAAGTTGGGGAATGCTGACCGGCAAGATCCCAAAGAGTGAAGAATACCATCAGATGACCGCCGCCAATCAGGCGCATCAAGTGGCATCGCAGCACGACGACCCCGGCGGCAACATCTACAACGCCATGTACCAAAACGCGTATAGCAACTCTCTGGCGAGAAACATGCCCAACACGGCCGCTCAGAACAACGGATCCGGCGACCGTCCACGCAGCTCGTTCCGCAATCCACAGGCCGGCGGCCTACTCAGCTTTTTTGGCGGAGGCAGCCGCCTCGGCGACCAGCCCATGACGCCTCAGCGCTTTTTAACGAATTTTATCCCCGGCGTTGGAATACTCCGAGGCATTCAGCGCGCAACTGGCAATCAGCCATACACCATGAACACCCAGAGCGGCAGCGGCGCCTACGACCCCAGCAAGGTTAACGCAATGATTTCGGCATCGCAGACACCGCAATCCGCCAATCCGGGAAGTATGTCACGGGCACAGGCTTCAAGCCCTCTAGCGGCACTCGCTAATGTGCAGAAAGTAGCAGCGACGCCACAGTATGGCGCTCAAACGCCACCGGTCCAGACGTCTCCGCTTCTCGGCTACGGCTTCGAGGAAGACAAATTTGGTTTTGACCCAAGGGCGCCGCGAGCCACTCTGGATGACTTGGACATAGTTCTAAACCCCGGATACTCGCAAATTGCTGACGGGAAATACGTCCCGTCGTACAACCCATTTGAGGCGTCAACGGCGGCACAGGACCAGCTCGCGCCGGACGTCGCAGACTTGACGCTAGAGCAGTGGCTACAAACTGAGCAGGGAAGCCAATACAATAGCCCCGACATACCGCAGGATTTTGTCCGCCGCATGTTTGAGGTCTCAAAGCGACTAAACGCAGGGAAATTTTAATGCCGGACCTAAACTTCCAATCCCTCCTCGACGCCATCCAACGCCAAGAGAGCAGCGTAAACCGCGACGATCCAAACGAGGTCACAAAGCCGCTCCCATTGGTCAACCCGAAAAGCGGCGCACGCGGCCAGATGCAAGTGGTGCCCGGCGCTGCAATGAAGCCGGGCTACGCGGCACAGGGCGCGAGGGATGTGTTTGATATCGCTGAAGAAATGTTCGGCCAGAAGTTTGAGCGCAACGAGCAGACCGCGAAGGATCTGCTCGACATCCCCGAGGTCAACCGCGCCTACGCCGAGACATACATGCGAGCCATGATCGAGCGCTTCGACGGCGACATCGACAAGGCGGTGGGTGCGTATAACGCCGGACCCGGTCGCATGCTAGACGCCGACGGCAAGTATTACAACTTGCCGCCAGAGACGCAAAACTACATTGGTAATGTGCGCCAATATTACAATCAGGCGACTGGCGACAACTACGGCATCACAGTGTCACCGACGCCACGCATGCGTCCCGGCAGCGTAAGGCCGAAGGCACGCCCCGGAGGATTACTCGGATAATGGATCTACGTTACTACGTCCCACCTGAGCTTCGCGGCGCCTACGACATGGCGAGCACCGCCGGCGGAGGCATCTACAACTTGCTGAGCTCCTTCCAGAGCGACCCAGTCGGCACGAATAAGGAGATAGGGCGCGGCATGATCGAGGACGTAGTCGGCGTCGCCACCGACCCAGTGGGCACGGTTAAAGACTTCGCCGGGACAGTTGGCCGGGGCTTGACCTATACCGCAGCCGACAAGTTGTCGGAGATGTTTGGTGTTGAGCCGCGCGACGCGTCACCGGATCAGCTCCGGGCAGCCAATAAGGCTCTGGCGGAAGATCGACTGGCAGCTCTGGCGGTGGTTCCGGGTATCGGGCCTGGGGCTAAGGCACTGACATCAGGCGCTAAAATGGCCAGTCGCTTAGAGGTTGATCCGAATGCGATGGGCTCTCTGCTCGGGAATGTCCGGCTGCGGCCAGAAACATACTCGCCTTTTGATGCTGGTCGAGGCATCGGCAGCAATGGGGGCCCGTCTACAAAAGACCCCAGTCTTCTAAGTGCACTGGAAGCTCGCGCGGCTCAAATGGAGTTCAGCCCAAAAGATCGCATCCAGCCAGCTCCCGGCGGCGCAGGAATTTTTGATAGAGATTATAAAACGCCGGCCCCAAGCGGTGCATTTGAAGACTTATCTTTGAAATATCCTCGCAATCCAGACCCGACTGCGGCTCTACCAAAAGGCGACCGAGCAAGGATACTGGTTGACAGGCGCGAGGAAATATCAAGCGCTTTGGCAGATCGCATTCGTGCCACGGGTCAGCTAGAGGCGGACACTAGATACTTCTATCACACCGATGGACCAGTTTACCGAGCAGCGCGTCAGGCTGGTTTAAGTGACACAGAGGCGCAGGCATACCTGCGTGATTTAAGTAATAACGTGGCCGCGACTAGCCCGCGGACTAAGGTTGAAGAAAACCTGCGCAACGCCACACTGGTGATGGCGAAAGACAATCAAGGCATACCATTCCGCGAAGTTGTTGGCCCCGGTACAATACGCCCCGACGGCACCAAGGGGATAAGTGAAAAAGGCTACCCAATGATGACTGCCAAAGGCGGCATTCACGGCGGCCTGTTAGACGACGTTGCCGCTACTGGCGAAATGGACGTGGCAAGAAACCCAAAGCCATCCAATTTTGGCGCGAACCTGTCCGGTAACCGGAGTGGCGTCACAATGGACACTCACGCTATTCGCGGCACTCTGATGACGCTAAATGAGATGCAGCCCGGATTGGTCCCAGAGGGATTTATTCTTCCTAAATTCCGAGACCAATACGCTAAAGACCCAAGCGTTCTGACGCCTAATATGATCGACGACACGCTGGCGTCTCAAATGACTGGGCCAAAGGGTAGTACGACCAAACTGCAAACTGAATACCCAGTGTTCGCGGATATATGGCATGACGCCGCGGCCAAACTTGGCGTATCTCCAGCGGAGGCGCAGTCAATGGGCTGGTTTGGATTTGGCGATGAGACTAATCTCGGCAGCGCAAGAAAGACGCCGGTAGACATATTCGACGACCGTCTCAGTGTCACTGCTCAGGCTTTGGATATAACTCCAGAAGAGGCGGCGCGTTCAGTGTTCCGTCGCAAAATACCTTTGCTCGCAGCGCCTATAGCAGCCGCTCCGCTTTTGGCTATACAGACGCAGCAAGACCCTAGACAACAATATTAGAGGCTAAACATGGACTATGAAGCAAATAAAATGGCCTCCGAGCTTGAGGCGATGTTGAACCCGGAAGTTATGGACGAAGTCGAGTTGCAGGGCATCGTCGGTCGTGAGATCGAAGACGCCATAGACTACATCGACAACTATGTCAGCCCGGATCGCGCCTTGGCGACAAAATACTACCGCGGCGAGCCATTCGGCAACGAGGAAGAGGGCCGCAGCCAAGTCGTCAGCATGGACGTACGGGATACCGTACAGGCGATCATGCCGTCACTGATGCGCGTGTTCCACGGGTCCGACGAGAGCGTGTCATATATCCCGACTGGCCCCGAGGACGTCGAGAACGCGCAACAGGCGACAGACTACGCAAATTTTGTGATGAACCGCGACAACAACGGCTTCCTCGTGATGCACAGCGCGTTCAAGGACGCGCTGATCCGCAAGGTCGGGATCATCAAGTGTTTCTGGGAGGACAAGACTGAAGTCGAGACTTTCCACATGACTGGCCTCGACGACGCAGCTCTGGCAGCAATTGCCGCCGACCCTGCCGCTGAGATCACCGTGCAGTCGTCTGAGACTGTCGGCGAGCCCCAGATCGACCCCATGACCGGCCAGTTCATCATGCCGCCAATGGTGCACGACGTCACAGTCGAATATGTGCGCCCAGACGGCCGAGTGCAGATCGAGGCGGTTCCGCCGGAAGAGTTTCTAATCTCTCGCGAGGCCAAGTCGATATCAGAGGCGTCATACGTCGGCCACCGCCGCATCATCACAGTCTCCGAGCTGGTGTCGATGGGCTACGCCGAAGAAGACGTTGAAAATCTAGCGTCGGCCCACGACGACATGAACACGAACGTCGAGCGCCGCACACGCAACCCGGCCCTGACCAACGAGATGAACGCGCGCAACGACGACGCAATGCGCAAGGTGGCCTACACAGAAAGCTACATCCGCGTGGACTATGACGGCGACGGCGTCGCTGAACTACGCAAGATCTGCACCGCCGGCGACGGAAACAAAGTTCTGCGCAACGAGGCGATCGACATGGCGCCGTTCTGCTCATTCTGCCCAGAGCCAGAGGCGCACGACTTCTTCGGGTTATCCGTTGCAGACGTGGTCATGGACATTCAGCGCATCAAGTCAAACGTCATGCGCAACACGCTCGACAGCTTGGCGATGTCGATCCACCCGCGTATTGCTGTGACCGAGGGCATGGTCAACTTGGATGACGCAATGTCGACAGAAGTGGGCTCGATCATTCGCCAGCGTTCCGCAGGCCAGATCCAAGTCTTATCGATGCCATTCGTCGGCCAGCAGGCGTTCCCAGTCCTGCAATACATGGACGAGGTCAAGGAGGCCCGCACAGGCGTTTCTAAGGCGTCTATGGGTTTAGATGCAGCAGCACTCCAGAGCAGCACTGCCGGCGCTGTAAACGCCACTGTGGCGGCCGCACAGCAGCACATAGAGTTGATCGCCCGGATCTTTGCCGAGACCGGCATGAAAGACTTATTCAAGATCATCTTGAAGCTGATCACCACGCACCAAGACCAGCCGCGCATGGTTCGCCTGCGCAATAAGTTCGTTCAGATCGACCCGCGCTCTTGGGACGCCAAGATGGACGTCTCAGTGAATGTGGCCCTCGGACGTGGCACTGACACCGAGCGCATGATGATGATGCGCCAAATTGGTGAAATGCAGAAAGAGGCTCTGGCCACAATGGGTCAAGTCAACCCGCTGACCGACATTTCTAAGCTGTCAAACACGCTCAAGTCTATGACAGAGCTGGCGGGCTTTAAGGACACGTCGCAATTCTGGAACGATCCGGCCGACTTCCGTCCGCCGCCGCCAGACAACAAGCCCGACATCAACGAGCAGCTCATCCAAGTGCAGATCCAGCAGATCCAAGCGGACATGCAGAAGAAGGCGGCCGAGTTGCAGCTCAAGCGCGAGAACATGGTCATGGAAGACGACCGCAAGCGCGACGAGCTCGAGGCTGAGCTGTTCGTGAAGGCGGAAGAGTTGCAGGCGAAGTATGGCACGCAGCTTAACGTCGAAAAGATCCGCTCAGAGCTGGCAATCAATCGCGAGATCATGCGCGGGCAGGTTGACGTGATTAAGGAGGCCGCGCGTGAAGAGTAAACAGCAAATCATCGACGACGGTCGTCAGGCTGAGCGTCTTCTAGGTGACACCGATCTCAACCGCTTCATGGACGAGATCGAGCAGAATTGTTGGGCGGAGTTTAAGTCGACTGCGCCCAATGACAAGGACAGCCGGGAGGCTGTTTACATGCAACTGCGCGGCGTGGAAATGGTTCGCCAGACGCTGCGCGCAATGGTGGATAATGGGTCTATTGAGAAAAAGAGAAAATAGGCCTATAATAGGAGATAAGCTATGGCAGATAACAACACCCCGCAAGGGATTGGGTTGTCACAAGCACAAAATGCAATCAGCGCCATGATGGCACCCTCGCAAGAGGACAATGCTCCAGAGGCTGATGCGCTACAGGTCGAAGACACAGAATATGTGGAAGAGGCCGAAATGTCGGATGACGCAGGCGAAGAGCAATCTTTTGACGCAGAGGCCGACGATCTTGAAGGCGAGGAAGTCGAGGACGAGGACCAAGACCAATCTCAAGAAGGCGACATCCTCGCGGCTACGGTCGAAGTGGATGGCGAGGAGATCACGGTCGAGGAAGCCCGAAACGGTTATCTGAGGCAGAGAGATTACACCCGCAAGACGCAGGCGCTGGCTGAGAAGACGAAAGAAGTCTCCGCAGTTCAGTCTGAGTTGGACCGGGAACGTGCACAATATGCTGAGCTGTTACCGCAAATTGCGGAGCAGTTGAAGCAATCGGTAGAGGCCGAGCCAGATTGGGATACTCTGTATGACACGGACCCCGCTTTGGCCGCGAAGGCTGAACGTCAGTGGCGGAAACAGTTAGAGCAGAAGCAAATGCAGATGCAGGCTGTGACGCAAGAGCAGGCGCGATTGAACGAGTTGCAACAACAAAGAATGCAACAAGCGAAGGCGCAGTTCGTGGAACAGCAGCGGGAAATACTCCCCGACCTGATCCCCGAATGGAGAGACGCAAAAGTGGCAGCGGAAGAAGCTGGCCAAATTCGCGACTTTCTTCTGACATCCGGCTTTGCGGAGCAGGACATTGACGAAATGAACAGCGCGATGGTCGTTAAAATGGCCAGACTGGCAATGTTACAGTCGCGTGGAGCAACTCGAGCTGATAAGGCAAAGGCCAAGCCTAAACCAGCGAAAAGCGGCAAAACGCTACGGGCAGGGTCACGCGGCACGCAACCGAAACCGAAGAGTGGTGCACGACAAGCGCAACAGCGCGTACAGCAAACCGGCCGCGTGCGTGACGCAGCGGCTGCCATCAAAGCCTTATTGTAGTAGGAGAATACACAATGGCAATCGTAGCTAATACGTTCACCTCGTTCGACGCGAAGGGCATTCGCGAAGAGCTTTCAAATATCATTGCGAATATTTCGCCAGAGGATGTTCCTCTGCAATCAAACATCGGCTCCGAAAATGTGTCCAACACATATTTTGAGTGGCAGACGGATGAGCTTGCAAGTGCTCAGAATGTACCAGTGCTTGACGGAGATGATGTTTCTTCTTTTGATTCAACAGCTTCCACCTCTCGCGTCGGCAACTATTCGCAAATCGCGCGCCGCACAATGATCGTGGCTGACAACTTGGGCAACCAAGACTTGGCCGGCCGCAACGACGAAGTGAGCTACCAGCTCGCAAAGCGTGGCTCCGAGCTCAAGCGCGACGTCGAGCTGATTTTGACTGCCAACGCAGCCAAAGTTGCTGGCAACTCAAGCACAGCCCGCGTCACTGCCGGTCTCGGCGCATGGATCGCGACCAACACCAGCAAAGCTGGTGACGGAACAGACCCAACCGCAGTAGACGGTTCCGACGCCCGCGGCGACGGCACGCAGCGCGACTTGACCGAAGCAATGGTCAAAGACGTAATGCAAAAAGCGTTTACCGAAGGCGGTCAGCCATCCGTGCTGATGGTCGGCCCTTACAACAAGACTGTTGTATCTGGCTTCGCCGGTATCGCCGCACAGCGTTACCAAGCACCGTCAGATGGCCCAACAACCATCATCGGCGCCGCTGACGTCTATCTGTCAGACTTCGGCACACTGTCAGTGGTTCCAAACCGCTTCCAGCGTGAGCGTGACGCATTCTTGCTCGATCCAGAGTACGCGTCCGTCTGCTACCTGCGCCCGATCCAAGCGGTCGATCTTGCCAAAACAGGCGACGCAGAAAAGAAAATGCTGATCTGCGAAATGGGCCTCAAAGTGTCCCAGCAAAAAGCTCACGGCGGCGTTTTCGATCTCAACGTAAGCTAACATTGGTGGGGCGGCTTCGGTCGCCCCAACTACTTCTGGAGTGGGCAATGAAAAAACTTTTTAGCGAAGACAAACTGACCGGGATCAAGAAGTTCTGGCATGTGACCGACAAGGGCGAATATGTGCTCGAGACAGTTCAGCAGATGGACGCTATTCTGGACCAGAACAAGCGCGAGTTTAACAGCGCGGACGAGCGGTGGGGCGAGAAATTAAACAAGGTGGCAACTCTGCCACTTTCGGTGTATTATCAGCTCAAGCGCGAGGGCATTGCAGATGACCCTAAGCGACTGGCAAAATGGATGAACGACCCAGACAATCGGGCGTTTAGGACGAGAGGCGGTAGACTGTGAGCATCACAAATTATGCTGAGCTGAAGTCAGCAATTGGCGACTTCCTAAACCGCGATGATCTGACCGCAGTTATCCCGACTTTTATCTCTTTGGGAGAGGCGCGGATTGCTCGCGACTTGAACCATTGGAAACAGGAAAAGCGCGTTACTACAGACATCGACGAGCGCTATGAGGATCTGCCGAATGACTGGATCAGCATAATTCAAGTGCAGCACACCGACGGCGGTGTGATTTCGTCTGCGTCATCGTCCGAGATGGCAGACTACCGCGCGCAGAGCAACACCCCGGCGAAACCTCGCTACTGGCGATTGACCGCCAACGAGATGGAGTTCTACCCGATCCCCGACGCGACGTACAACATCACCATGCTGTATCGTGCACGCATCCCAGCCCTGACCGACGCAGACCCATCAAATTGGCTGCTGACTTACTCGCCAGACGTCGTCTTATACGCCGCCCTAATGCAGTCCGCGCCATATCTGGCTGACGATGCGCGGGTGGCGGTCTGGGGCAGTATGTACCAGTCCGGCGTCGAAGCCCTAAACAACGAAAGCGCTCAAGCCCAAGTAAGCGGCCCGCTTAGCATGAGGATCCCACGCTAATGACAGACAATACTTGGACCCAGCGAGCTGGCATGACCAGCGATACGGATACTGACAATCTGGAGACATACGCCGAGCAGGCCGAAGCATCAAAAGTCGCCGCGGCCGCCTCCGAGACGGCAGCCGCCGGCAGCGCGTCCAGCGCGTCCGCCAGCTCGGCGACAGCGACCACCAAGGCCGCCGAAAGCGCGTCGTCAGCCACACAATCCGCGTCCAGCGCCACTGCGTCCGCAGCCTCAGCCACACAATCCGCGTCTTCGGCCACCGCATCCGCCGGGTCAGCCGCCACTGCTGGGGCCGCGCAAACCGCAGCGGAAACCGCGAAGACTGGGGCTGAGACTGCTCAGGCCGCAGCAGAGACAGCCAAGACTGCGGCTGAGACTGCCGAAACCAACGCGGCCACCAGCGAAGCTGCTTCATTAGTCTCAAAGAACGCTGCGGCCACTAGCGCCTCTACAGCCTCCACAGAGGCATCAAATAGCGCTAGTAGCGCCACCGCAGCGGAAGTATCAAACGTGGCCGCTGGCGTTGCTAAGGTTGCTGCTGAAACCGCAGAGACCAATGCCGAAACAGCGCAGGCCGCAAGCGAAACAGCAAAGACTGCTTCTGAAGCTGCAAAAGTGGCAGCGGAAACCGCTGAGACTAACGCATCAACAAGTGCGTCCACAGCTACAACGCAGGCAGGCATTGCAACAACCAAGGCTGGCGAGGCGGCAGCATCCGCAACTGCAAGCGCAAACTCCGCCACGGCATCTGAGGCCGCAAAGGATGCGGCGCTTGCTGCTCTGGATAACTTTGATGACAGGTATTTGGGTGCTAAGGCGTCCGATCCTACAGTAGACAATGACGGTAACCCGTTGATATCAGGCTCTTTATATTTTAATACTACAGACGATGTTATGAAAGTTTATGAGGGAAGCCAGTGGGTTGCTGCTTACGCTTCACTGTCTGGCGCTTTGCTTGTTGCTAACAACTTGTCTGATTTGGCCTCTGCTTCTGCTGGCCGCACAAACCTCGGACTTGGAACAGCAGCCACTACAGCCTCGACTGACTATGCCACAGCAGCGCAAGGCGCACTCGCTGCCTCAGCTACACAGCCGGGTGACTTGGCGACAGTAGCGACATCCGGTGCTTATAGCGACCTGTCTGGCACTCCAAGCCCATTTGACCCCAGCACGTTAGCGACAGTAGCGACCTCTGGCGCTTACAGTGATCTGTCTGGCAAGCCAACTCTTGGCACTGCGGCTTCTACGGCAAGCACAGATTATGCCACAGCGGCCCAAGGCGCACTCGCTGCTTCAGCTACACAGCCGGGTGACTTAGGAACAGCAGCCACCGCCGCCGCCACAGACTTTGTTGCAGTCACTGGCGACAGCATGACGGGTAATCTGTCCTTTGGCGACAACGACAAAGCCATCTTTGGCGCTGGTTCAGACCTAGCTATATTTAGCAATGGCACGGATAGTTTTATACAAGAGTACACAACTGGTGGTCATCTTTATATTGACGGAACAAATGTTCGTATCCGTAATAGAAACGACAATACGCTACGGTTGCAAACTTCTGATAGTGGCGCAGTTGACCTATATTACGCAGGTTCTGCCAAGCTCGCCACCAGCAGCAGCGGGTGTGACATCAATGGGACTTTGACCAGTGATGGGCTGACTGTGGATGGGGCTGTAGCTATTAATGGAACTAGCGCAGGGCAATTAACCATAGATGCAACAGGGCAATATGGACAAATACTATTTGAACAAAATAGTGGTAATAACTCAGGTGGTGACATAGTATATGACCATACAAGCGATCAATTATGGTTTAGGTCTTTAGCTGTAGGCGGCATTAATCTTAAAACAAGTAGCACGGCTGGGTCTGCTATTGATAGATTAACAGTTTCTTACAACGGCGACATCAGCTTTTTTGAGGACACAGGCACCACGCCAAAGTTTTTCTGGGACAGTAGTGCTGAGGCGCTGGGGATTGGCACAACCTCAACAGGTGGTGAAACATTCGTAGTTGAAAAGTCATCAGGCACTCCAACAATTCGCATTAATGCTCCATCTGGAAGTCAAGCACAATTGAAACTACAGGCCGATGGCACTGTTACAGATACGCAGATGATCCACGCTAATACAGACGCATCTCTTGGCTTTAGTCGTTGGAATGGTGCTGCATATCAGGAACATATGCGCATAAGCCCGTCAGGGTTCGTTGGGATTGGCACAAGTTCGCCCTCGGAAAAACTTGTTCTGGCTAACGGCTCAAACGAGATAAAGATTGGTCAAGACGGTTCATCTCACGACATCTTTTCAAACGGCAAGACTTTCAATATTGGAACGATTGACGATACTGTAGTTAGAATGTTTCAAAACAACAGCGAGATCATGCGCCTGAGTGGCGGTAACTTGCTTGTGGGTAAGACGAGTACATCTTCAACCACGGCTGGTGGCAATATTTTTGGTGGGCTAGGTAGTTTTGTTCGTGATGGCAATACTCCTCTTTCTCTAAATCGCAGAACAAATGACGGAGAAATAATTTCATTTGCAGGCCAAGATAATGTTGTGGGGAATATTGGGGTAGCAAACGGCGACAACCTCTACATTTCATCGGATGACACAAATGATGTTGGCGTTAAGTTTAATGGTGACGGGAACAGAATAACCCCATGTGACGCATCTGGTGCTGACAGAAATGGTGCAATAGATTTAGGTGAAGGGTCTGCTCGCTTCAAAGACGCTTACTTCAGCGGCACAGTAAACGCAGCCAACTTCAACACCACCTCAGATCAAACACTCAAGACAAACGTAGAGACACTCAGCGGCTCACTGGACGCCGTTACGTCCCTGCGTGGTGTCTCATTCGATTGGCTAGAAAACGGCGGATCAGAGATAGGCGTCATTGCTCAGGAGGTAGAAGCTGTGCTGCCAGATGTAGTCAGCACCAATGACGAAGGCATCAAGTCGGTAAAGTATGGCAACATGGTCGCCGTGCTTATCGAAGCAATCAAAGAACAACAGCTTCGCATTGAAGCATTAGAAGCTAAACTAGGAGACTAAACATGGCTGTAACTTACACATGGACTATCGCAGAACTTGAGCGCAACACCGCAGATGGCGGCGTGACAGTAGCGCACTGGCGGTGTGAGGGCGTTGATGGGGAGGCCACTGCTTCCTCATACGGTACAACCTCTTGGACACCGGACGCATCTGCCTCTGACTTCGTTGCATTTGCTGATTTAACGCAAGACGCTGTGCTTGCTTGGGTCTGGAACACTGTGGTTCGCGCTGACATCGAACAGGCGATTGCAGACAAGATCAACGCTGAGTTGAACCCGACTACGACTGCCGGGGTTCCTTGGTAATCTAAACGCTAATAGTGGAAGGACACGAAGATGGCGATTAAGGTGAACGGCACAACCGTTATTGATGACAGCAGGGCTTTGCAGAATGTTGCGTCTGTTGATGCGACTACAGTGGCGGCTCTTAGTGCTGCTGGTGTTGGGGGCGGATCGGATTGGACAACTTTAAGCAATACAGCTACTTATACTTTTACCCCCACACATCCAACGGGCTTTACTTCATCGTGGATTGATTTATCAACGGCATTGTCTGGTCTCCCTAACGACTTTAAACATCTTCTGGTGCAGATTAAGGGAAACCTTACAGGCTCTGGACTTCCTAGCGATTATTATATGGTTGTTTCTGGTAATGACTCAATGAGATTTGGGTCTAGTTCTTCGAGTTATCAAGAACTAGATACGGACGTGTGCAATGGGTTTGTGTTTCTATCACAACAACCATATCACAATGCAGTCTTAATTAATTCTACAAGTTTTTATTCTAGTAAACCCGGATTTGTTTATGAAACTGACGGTTTGTATTTTGCAAAGAATTTAGTTCAATCGGAGGGCGGTGCTGGATTAGCGTCACTTAAAGACCCGGTCTTTGGAAATAATAAAGGCCCAAGCGAAAATTCCAGCACGTTCACGGCAGGAGTTGATATTAACTATATGGCTATAAAGATGGAAGCCAGAACTTATTCAAGTAATACTGGAAACGCATCACCACTTGAATTGCAATTTAAAGTTGCCTACGTCGGTGCATAGGGGGTAATTATGGTATCTTTTATTACTAAAAACAACGTAAATGTTACTTACGAAGAGCTAGTTAGTAGCGGCTATACAGATGCAAACTCAGAGAAAAACATAAGTAGGGTTGTCCGAGACAAGATGTTAGCCGAAACAGACTTATGGGCGCTATCAGACCGCACGATGACCGCAGAGCAGACAGCATATCGTCAGGCCCTGCGTGACATCACAGATCAGTCTGGCTTTCCAATTGACATCACATGGCCCACGAAGCCTGAATAGAGCACGCCACTTGCGTAAGTATTAGCGCAGGTGGCATCGCATTAAAAATGAGTGTATAATCTCCCAAACGTCGGAGCGGCAGAGGACCAGAAGCATGGCAAATACAACAAATTATTCTTTTGTTCTACCGACCGTCGGCGGCAGCGAGGACCAGTGGGGTGCTAACCTAAATGCCAACTGGACCAGCATTGACACGTTGCTCGGCGGGGCAAGCGCCACAGAGTTTGCAATATTAGACGGCGCAACAGTGTCAACCGCAGAGCTTAATAAGCTGGACGGGGTGACCGCAACGACATCCGAAATAAACATTTTGAGTGGAGTGACGGCGACAACAACTGAGATCAACTACTGCGACGGCGTAACCTCCGCCATTCAGACGCAGATAGACGCCAAGGCGCCTATTGCAAGTCCGACATTCACTGGGGCTGTTGGCCTCGGGGGGTGGACGATAGCGCAAAGCGGAAGTGACTTGGTGTTTTCGCATAACGGAACAGCGCGGCTTAAACTGACCAGCACTGGCGCCTTAACGGCTGAGGGTGACGTGACCGCGTTTGGAGATGCGTGATGGCTCTACAGACATCCGGAGCAATAAAGTTATCCGAAATACAGTCAGAGTTTGGCGGCACTAACCCGGTCAGCCTGTCAGAGTATTACAGCGGCGGGTCGTTTGTTCCGGCCGGCACCTCTGGTGTCCCGGCGTCTGGAGAAATTAGCGTTGGCGACTTCTACGGCGCCTCCAACCAATACTCTTTCAGCATATCCAGCGACACTGCGAGCGCAGACATCCGTGCGCTCGCAGTGTCGGATGGCTGGGACGGTCAGACCCCCTTGGTGGCCAACATCAACGCGGGCACCACTCTATACTCTAACAGCACATCGACAGGCGGGGCTGTTGTCGCCGGCAGCTTCCCCGGCGGCCTTACAATCGTCAATAGCGGCAACATCACGGGCCGAGGCGGTGGCGCTGGGTCTGATGGCGGACCGGCGTTGCAGGTCACCACAAGCGACACCGTATCCATAACCAATAACTCTGGCGCATTTATAGCTGGCGGTGGAGGCGGTGGAGGCGGCTCCCAAGGCGGCGGTGGTGCTGGCCAAGCGGCGCCGGGGCAAGCTGGCGCGGCTGGTGGCTCATACACGTTCTCGCAAGGTATCAGCAGCTCTGTTAGCGTCAGTTGCGAAGGCACGCCTTACCCTATCCCACTGTCGTGTGTTGTCACCGGCTCTGGCGTTAGGGGCGCTGGAGGCAGGCAGGGCGCCTCCGCGGGATCTGGCAATGCCACGCTCGGGAATTGCACGACATCTGGAACCGTCAGCACTCCCTGCGGAGTGCTTTCATCTGGCAATAGAACGCTGGTAGGCGGCACTGGCGGGCTAAATCCGGGCGGAGAGGGCGGGTCTATACTTGAGGCGAGCAACACGACAGTCAGCGGAGGTGGTTGGGGGCTATCAGGTTCTGGGTCGGGAGCGGGCGCAGGCGGCGCTGCTATCTCTGGGACAGCCACGCTCACAAACAACGGCACAATTTACGGAGCGACATCCTGATGGCACTAATACCGCTCAAAATTCCTGCGGGAATGTATCGGAACGGCACAGAATACGAAGCCGCAGGTCGCTGGCGGGATGGTAACCTCGTCCGCTGGCTCGGCTCATCCTTGCGTCCGGTGGGTGGTTGGCGTGAACGCACTGCAAGTGCGGTATCAGAAAAAGCTCGCAGCATGCACGCGTGGCAGGATAGCAATGGCTCTCGCTGGGCGGCTATGGGGACTTATAACAATTTGTACGTCACAAACTCTGCCGGCACTGTCTACACCATAACACCGGCAGGCTTAACCGCCGGCACTCAAGACGCGGCTATCAACACTGGCTATGGGTATTCAACCTATGGGACGTCTTTCTACGGCACAGAGCGGCCAGACACCGGGAATTACCAAGAGGCGACCACATGGTCTCTAGATAACTTTGGAAACTACCTTGTCGCGTGCAGCGTAGACGACGGCAAGGCATACCAGTGGACTGGAAACACGGCGACAGCGGCTACAGTAATACCCAATGCGCCCACCAATAACCTTGGCGTAATTGTAAGTGAGGAGCGCTTTTTGTTCTGCCTTGGGGCGGGCGGAGACCCGAGGGTTGTCCAGTGGTCCGACCAAGAAGACATCACCACATGGACGCCATCAAGCACAAATCAGGCCGGCTCTCAGATACTGCAAACAGCCGGACAAATCATGGCGGCACAGCGCGGGCGTGGTCAGACTTTAATATTCACTGACTTAGATACGCACCGCATGACATATGTCGGGGCGCCATTTGTGTATTCGACTGAGAGGATTAGTACGGCGTCGGGTCTGGCTTCCAGAAAGGCTGTTTCTAGTGTGGACGTCGGGACATTCTGGATGGGCCACAAGTCGTTCTTCTTCTACAACGGGTCCAACGTCCAAGAGCTTGAGTGTGACGTAAAAGACTACATATTCGGGGACATAAACCGCTCGCAGATTAGTAAGTGCTGGAGTGCATCTTTAGGCCAGCAGGGAGAAGTCTGGTGGTTTTACTGTAGCTCTAACTCAAACGAAATTGATCGCTACGTTAGCTTTGATTACAAGCAGGGCTACTGGGCTACAGGTGAGCTGTCACGCACATGCGGCGTTGACCGCGGAGTTTTTAGATACCCACTGATGATGTCTCCGGGGGGTACGATGTATGAGCACGAGGTCGGCCTAAACTACGACGGCGCCACAGTGTTTGCGGAGACTGGGCCGTTCTCAATTGGCTCAGGCGACAACTTAGTCAAAGTCACCAGACTGATCCCAGACGAGTTGACACAGGGCGACGTTTCAGCCACGTTCAAAACGCGTCTATATCCCAACGGGTCGGAGACGTCTCACGGGCCGTTTGCTATGGCAAACCCGACGTCTGTTCGCTTCTCTGGTCGTCAGGCTCGAATGCGCGTCGAGGGCGCGCGCCTCGCTGACTGGCGGGTGGGTGTCATGCGCGTCGACGCAGTTGCGGGCGGCAAGAGATGACGTCTCCAATTCCACCCAGCGTCGGACCCGACATATTCGACTGGGCGCGGACATTCTCTACATGGACGAGGCGGGCTTTAACACAGCTCGTCTTTAAGCCATCCGGCGCAGCGGCGGTTGAGAACGGCACGCTTCTCTGGGACGAGGCTGAGGGATATCCTGTCGTGTCTAAAAATGGCGAGTGGCGTCAGATTGTGCTGGAAGATGGTCACGCAAATTTTATTAAGACGGCGGACGTCACTGCGGCCTCAGCAAACACTGCATATAAGTTGACCTATGACGCGCCCGTCGGCAACGAGGGTATCACTCAGGGCACTCCTGCGTCGCGGATCGTATTCGAGGAGGGCGGAGAATACGTCTTGTCATTCTCAGCGCAGATCTCATCCACATCGAGCAGCACAGTTCACTTCTATTTTTGGCCCAGCGTGAATGGAATTGCAGCCACTAATGGGGCGATGACCACTGCGCTACACCAGAACAACGCAACGCTCGTGGTGTCGCGCACACAAATTTTTGAAGTGAGCGCCGGCGACTATCTTGAGGTCAATTTCATGGTGGACAGCACTCAGGGGTTTTTGAACCACACGGCGGCGGCGTCGCCAGTTCCCGGCATTCCGTCGTCAACTCTGTCGATCACGAGGTTACATGGGTGAGGCTGGCGTAAATATGGATAACGTGGTAAAGTTGCATCAAGACAATGTTGAGGTCATTCCTGCCGTTGCAGAGGACATCGACCACGGAATTGAGATCGGCATGCCGTTTCTGGCCGCCAGTATAGAAAGAGACGAGAGAAATGTCCCTGTGGAGCGCGTTCTGGCAAACTTTCGAGAAAGACGGTCCGTTATGTGGATCGTTTATATTGCGGGTGAGCCTGTCGCTGCGTTCAGCACTGCGGTCATGCAGCATCCCATGCGTCAAACTCTATTTATTGAGCACTTGGGTGGCTCTCGAATTGCTGAGTGGATGCAAGAGGCTCTGGAGGCGATTGTGGAGTTAGCGCGTAAAGCAGAGCTGAGCGGGATTGAGGCAGACGGACGCCTCGGGTTTGAGAAATACTTGGACAAGTGTGGTTTCTTCAAGAAGACCTACGTCCACTACGAGATGGAGCTATAAGATGGGCAGCACAACCAAGACCACGGAAATCATCGACAACACCACCGAGGCGACGATGCCTCAGTTCCAAGAAGACTTCCTGCGGAACGTCGTAATCCCGAAGGGCACCGAGATCGGCACTGCCGAGTTCACGCCATATGAGGGTCAGCGTGTGGCCGGGATGACCGACTTGGAGCGTGGAGCAATACAGGGTTATGGCGGGCTCGATACTGGCGCTGACGCTTACGGCGCCGCCGGCGACGTTTACGCTGGCCTCGCTGGTCGCACACCGCAAGATCAGGCGGCGCAGATCGCGCAGTACCAAAACCAGTTTACTCAGGGCGTCATCGACCCGACGCTGGCCGCAATGGAGCGGCAGCGCGGCAAGGACATCGTCGCAGAGCAGGGCCAGATCACTGGCGCCGGCGCATTCGGCAACACTCGTCGCGACGTGTTCCAAGGCGAGCGCGCAGGCGAATACGACGCCCGCATGGGCCAGACTTTGGCGGGCTTGCAGCAGCAGGGCTTGCAGTACGGCACGCAGCGTGCAGCAGCGGAAGACGCTCTTCGCATGCAGGCGGCTGGTCAGATGGCATCGACCGCCGGTGCAGGCTTGCAGTCTCAGCTCGCTGGCCTCGGGGCGCAGCTCACAGCAGGCTCGGCAGAGAGAGCGCCGCAGCAGGCGGAGCTGGACGCGGCATACGAGCAGTATTTGGCGGGCTTGCAGTTTCCGCTATCGCAATTTGGCGCACTCACTGGCACCGCCGCGGCGATACCGGCGGGCTTCGGGACGACCAACGTGTCCGGCACATCTATGGGCACCAGCTCTCAGGGCGGCGCGGGGAATGCGCTGGCGGCACTTGGCTCGTTTGGTCAGGGGCTCGGCGCTATGGGCTACAATCCGCTTAAGTGAATATGAAGGGCGAATGAGATGCAGTTAACACAATTCGACATTGATGAGCTTGCCCGTCAGGGCGTGGATGTCACAGGATTGACGGAGGGCTACCCAGCAACCGACGACATGCGCATAAGGCTTGGCATACAAGACGACGTCGATCCCGGAGCGCTTCCAGATCCAGTTTCCGCTGCTCAGGTCGCAGAGGGCATGGCGACCACTCTCGATCCGCAGGCTGCCGCACTAAACGCCGGCTCTATGGACCCAGCGGCTGTGGCGGGAGCCATGAACGCTGTGCCAGCGGCGGCTCCGGTAACTCAGGAGCAGTTGACCGCTCCAAAGTCAGGCGGGTTGGGCGACATGCTCTTCGGGCCGCAGGAGGCCACGGACCAATTCAGCAATTTGAACCGTCAGCAGCGCATGATGCTGGCATTCGGCGCCATTAAGGACGCAGGTTTCGCGTTGCAGGGTAAGGAGGGCAACTCGTTCGCCAGCACCCTCAAGGCGATCAACGACCAGATAGATATGGGCCGCAAGGCGAAGGCGGTGGAACAGCGGCAGAAATTGCTCGGTGGACTAGGTCTAAGAGGGAGCGGTGAAGGCATAGAGGCGCGCCGCCAAGCCATTCTAGGAGCGGCTGCACAGGGTCTGATCGACGGACCAACAGCCAAGCTGATGATTGATGACTTGCAGCGGCAGTCCGACGACAAAACTCAAATCTCCAGCAAGATGAACACTGTTTATTTGATAGACAGCTTGATGAACAATCCGGACTTGCCTCAAATTTTAGGCGTTGAGGGAACACTGCGAGGGGTTGCGGATAAGTTAGTCCCCGGCTTGCAGGAAACATATGCGGACCTAATGGCGCGCGTGGATCAGCTTAAAGGCGGCATATTCCAAGAGGCATTCCAGAGCTTGAGGGGCGGCGGACAAATCACAGAGCTTGAGGGGCAAAAAGCATCGGATGCACTTGCCCGACTTAATACAGCTCAGGGTGTTGACGCATTTAAGGAGGCTTTGAGAGAATACCGCTTCTACATCAATCAGGGCATAGCTCGACTGAAAGGTGAGAATATTCCTCTGGACACATTTTATGGCGGATCACAGCCGGGGCAAATAAGCGACGCGGATCTAGATGCTAAGTATGGGGGCACTAATTAAATGGCCGAAGTAAAAACATACGAACAGCTTATGGAAATGACGCGAAGGGCTGATGCTGCTGGTGACGCAGACGCGGCTCAGAGGTTTTATAACCGAGCGCAGGCAGTTAGAGAAACCAAGCCCGTTCCAGCGGGCCTCGAGGTGATCGAGGAGTATAAGGGCGGAGGTCGCGTGACCAGAGACGCCGAGGGCAACTTGTCATATCGAGATAGCGGCGTGGTGATTAGCGGCAATAACGCAAAAGTCCGAGAGATTATGAAACGCAAGGGCGACGCCGGCGCAGTAATCAGACAGGAATTTTCGCAAGACATTGCGGATCAAGCGGGAGCTGCTGGACGCGCTGCCAGCGTAATTAAAGGGACGCCATTTGTCGGATCTTACGCCGACGAAGCTGTCGGCATGTTTAACCCAGAGGCCGCCCAAGCAATGCGAATGGCTCAAGGAGCGCAAGAGAGCTTGAACCCAACACGCACGGCCGTTGAGCGCGGGCTGTTCGGTCTAGCTACAGCGGTTCCTATGGCATTAGCGGCGCCGGCTATTTCTCTTGCGCCACTCGGCACATCTTTCGGATCTCGCATCTTGGCGGGCGGATTAGCTGGCACTGGCGGAGGAGCGCTAGAGGGCGCCATATATGGATCCGGCGAGGGCGCAACCTCCGAAGAGAGGAAGCAGTCAGCAATTTCTGGTGGCAAAACCGGCGCAGCATTTGGCGCCGCTCTCGGCACTGCGGGTCCACTTTTAGGCGGAATTCTGGGGGGCGTCAGGGGTCGTCAAATTGCAGCTCCCGCGCAGGAAGCGGCCGCGGAAATAGGTGTTAAAGGTCAAGCGCTCGACTTGCTTAGCCGGGCGGCGCAAATGGACGCGCCCGTGGCTGGACCGTCTCTGGAGCGTGCAGGACAGTATGCGTCACTCGGGCAAATGGGGCCAGCAACTAGAAATTTGCTAGACTTAGCCGCGTCATCCACAAGCGAAGGCGCCGCAACTGCTCGAGCAAACATCGACGAGGTCGCCGGCGAGGCTGGCGCGCAAATGTCTCGACTTCTGGACACTTCATTTGGCGGCGCACAGGCTGCGCAGCAAGTCGAAGACGTGTTGATGGAGACAACAGCGCCACTCCGAAAAGAGGTTTACGAAAAAGCATATGCGAGCGTCATAGACTACTCAGACCCAGCGGCAAGAAAGCTGGAAGAGTTGGTGGGACGCGTCGACCGATCAATTATCGAGAGCGCGGAAAGCATTATGATTAGAGAGGGGCAGCCATCGTCCCAAATCTTTGCTGAGTTCGACGCTGCTGGTAGAGTTATTGGCTACAATACTTTGCCAGATGTGCGCCAAATAGATTACATCACGCGCGCGCTTCACAGCGTGAGCCCGACGGCGGCGCCGGAAGACAAGAACACGTCTAGGGCATTGGCTTCTCAAATCCGCAAGGCACTGGATGATCTAGTGCCGGACTACAAGGTAGCTCGTGAAACCGCTGGTGACGTTATTAGCGTGCGAGATGCTTTGACGATTGGCTCTGAAGCACTGACCAGCAAGATGACACGCTATGACGTTAAAAAGGCGCTGGCCGGCATGACAGCGCCGGAGTTAAGCGCGGTGAAGCAGGGCGTGCGCAGCTACATAGATGAAATTATGGCAAATGCAAAAGCGTCTCTGACAGATCCAAATCAAGACGCGCGTGAGATGACGCGGCCGCTCAAGGATATGTTATCTCGTGCGGGGCGTGAAAAACTTGAAACGATACTTGGCGATCAGTCCAAAGACTTCTTGCGTCAAATGGATGAGATTTATTCAGTGATCTCGATGCGGGCTGGGGTTGCTCAAAACTCTAAAACTGCAATCCGCAGCATGGCGCAGGAGGCTGCGGAAGACGTCATCCAGCCGACACTTGGCCAACTGGCCGCAGATCGCGGTCCTATAGCTGGCACGATAGAAGCCCTGCGGCGTCAGGCGACTGATACGCCATCCAAGCAGCAGGCGTTTCAAAGCCTGATGGGCGAAATTGCACAGCCTCTAACGCGCCAGAAAGACTTGACCACGCTCTTGCGTGAGATGTCTGGCTTGCAGCAAGCGGCCCCGCAACTTGAGCGAGGCCGTCAGGCTTACGAGGCTGGCAAGTCTGCCGGCACGTTTGGTGCAGTTACGCTGACACCGGCGATGCAGTCACTTTTCGGTCAGCGCTAACCACTACTTCTTCGCAGCTTTCTTGGGCGCAGTCTTCTTCGGCTGCGCCTCAAGCGCGTCTGCGGCTGCGCGGTGCAGCTCGGCCGCTTGGTCTTGGATGATGGTCGCCGCCTGCTCGCAAAATTTGAACAGCGCCATGATGTTTACGACCCGGTGCGGGTTATTGAGATTGCGCACCAGCTCTTTGGTTTGGTCGTCTAGCATGTGATCCTCCATGAATGTCACTCTGGCACCCTATAACATTTTTTTACTTATGTGAACATTTAGCACTTGCAAGGGTGTGCTGTTACCCCTATGTTAACAATATACAGAGAAACAAAGGAACACGGACATGAAAGTATTCGATTTCACAAACGGCACTAAGGGCGACTTGCTTGGCGACATTGCAGTTGCCAATTCTACCGGCGGCTCGCTTGTTGAAAAAAGCGGAAACACCTTCAAGGTAGAGCTGGCTGATCCTAAAAATGTTGATCCCGTTGCTGGCGGCAAGGCTGGCATCAAGTGGACTTGGCACAAAGGGGCCACCAACTTGATGGAAAACAAAAACCACGCCATCAAGGCAGAAGATTTTGGCGTTGGCGCAATTTGCTTTTGTATAGGTGAGTTTTCGGTGCTTTGGCACATTGGCCACCCAGAGGCTGAAACTCAATGGGAGTGGTGTGTTGTTGGCACCAACGACTGGAACCGTGAAGCCTGCAAGTCAGGCGTCTTGAAGTCAACAAAGCAAGACTAACTCAACCGGGGGCCACGCGCCCCCACAAACTCAGAAGGAGAGCATTATGCTCAAAGAAATCACAATAACTTTTACCGGCGATTACCACGCATTCGCCGTTTTGACTGATACATTCGAGCAGGCATATGTGCCCAACTCGGTCGTGTCAGCAGCCAACCTCGAGGTCGGCCGCAAGTATCGCGCCGGCGTCGTCGAAAATCGCCACGACAGATCCGGTCAGACGCCGTGGTTTATCACGTTTGCAGAGGCGGCCGATCTGGACGCCAGCAGCGCCTCCGAAGATGAAAGTGTATTTTCTCCACTGCGCGACCTGTTTGAAGAACAAGTCGAGGAGGACGAGGTGGAAGATGACGCCCTGCCCGAGCTTACAGTGTCTGACATCGTCCGCGCCGCTGTGCCGGAAATGAGTGGCGAACCATTTATCGCGTCCGAGCTGGCGGCTGTTGCTGGTGTTGAGAATAGCGACGCCGGGACTGTGCTCAACAATATGTTCATCAGCGGTGACATTTCCTGCGCTAAGGTTTTCAAGACAAGCGGCCAGTCCAAGGCGTCTCAGACGGTCTGGTGCACCGACGTGCGGCGGCTGCTCAAGTGATGCCGACGAAACAAGACTGGGCGATCCTGATCGCTTGGACATCACTGTGCGGGCTGTTGATCGCCTGCACAGTGACCGCTAATGTCGAAGAGCCAATGCGCCCCAAGGCGCGTCCAACACACTGGGAGAACACACATGACTAAACTGACACGCGCGGAAGTCTTGGACACCGCCAAGGAATACGTCACCAAAGATCGCGCAGACGATCACGGCGACATGGAGGACAACTTCATGACCATCGCCGCATTCTGGGGCGAATTTCTTGGGCGTGAGATATCCCCATCTCAAGTGGGCATCATGATGGTGCTGCTCAAGGCCGCTAGAGCCAAGTCGAACCCAAAACACGGCGACAACTATATCGACGCCGCCGGATACGCCGCCTGCGCCGCGGAGTGCGCCACATGATGGACGAATGGATCTGGACGGACCCGAAGCGGCTGGCGTGCCCGGAGTGCCACGGGGAGGGCACTCTGGAGGAAACCAGCTTCCTGATGCAGTCAGCAACCCGAGACATCGGGGAGCCAGTTATCGAAACTGTGCTTTGCGAACATTGCGGCGGGCTGGGTGAAGTTGACCCGCCCGAAGATGAGGAGGACGAAGATGCCGAGCCCGTATGATCGACGTGAAATGGTGCGGCGCATCAGAGAGTGTGCGGAGTTCGGGCTGTGCAATATCGAGATCGCTCGATATCTGAATATTTCGGCATCGACTGTGCATAATGCAGTCAGAGAATTTAACATTGACGTAGTAAAAAGGAGTGGGGGTCGTGGACACAAAAGTCGACAGATTATTGAGCCGGATCGAGCGGGTGACGTCGGTCCTGATGGAGCGAAGCAAGTTGCGCGGCCAGCCATACGTCCAGCAGACAGCGGAGGAGCTATCGTCGTTGCTCGAGGCGTTGAGGCGAGCTTTAAAGGATCCAGAGCTTTGACGCCGCACCAGAAGCTGGCCCAGAAGCTAAAGGGCGTGACAGACATCAAGGTGGCGCGTGAGATCAAGCTGGGCCACGACATGCTC